CCCTAAGGCAGAAGCAGCTGCTGCTCCAAATACAGGTTCTGGTGTTGTTCCAGAAATTAAAGATACAGGAATTACCGCAGAGCCTGTAACACAAGGTACATATGATAAGCCTGCAGGTTCTGTTACAAGTAATGGTAAGGCAGAACAAAATCCTACAAAGGTATCATATTCAATATACAATTCAAACGAAAAGATTTCTAGACATATTACTATTGGTCAAGTGTTGGGTCTTAGAGAAGTACCACACGATCAGCAAAAATCAGTTATTGATGCTGCTATGAATACAGCTTGGAATCTTTTAGATCCTTTGATAGAGCATTATGGAAGCAGAATGCAAATTACTTCATGGTATAGAAATAACTCTAGTAACCACATTAAAGGTGGCGCTGTTGATATTAGAGCTGCAAATAAAAGCGATGTTTCATTAACGGCTGAGATTGCAGCATATGTTAGAGATAACTTACCATACAATCAAGTATTTTTAGAAAAAAATGATTCGCCAGGCATTCACTGTCATATTCAATCTGCACCTGCTGGAAGTCCTGGTGGTGGAAATGTATTTACTTGTGCAGATCCTAAATGTAAACAAAAGGTATCTGGTCTTCAATTATCTTATGCCGTAGCAGCTCTCGAAGGAAGAAGTAATAATGGCTAACGTACAATTTAATTCACAAGGCCAACCTTATTCTGGTGCTTCCAATCCTGCAATTAATAAAGATACAATGGCTTTTATTCAAAAAAGTCTTTTGCATCAACCTGGCGTATATGGTAACCAAGAACATCAAAATTCAAACATAGCATTTAATAATGTTGTGCAAGCATCTGCTCAAAAATCTGGTTATGCAAATACTTTAAAAAATTCAAAAGCACCAGCTAACTATGTTCGTACACAGGATAATTATAAACTAACAGAACAAGAGCATTATTCTATATCCAATACTTGTGATAGGCTTTCCCAACAGGGTTCAGTCCCTTTTGATGTGCTACAAAATTTCTTTTATATTTTAGCTGCCACCGACTCGCTATATGATCTTCAATACATCTCTGCTGTAACAGGAGTTGATGAAATAGGAGATCAAAGGTATATAAGAAACATTAGTGGAATTTGTTCTATTCCTTCAATATATAAAGTTGGTTATCTGTCTAATGGTGTTGCTGCTGTCAATCAAAGATATGCTACTCAATATAATAATGCAGGTAATTATGACGACTATACACAGTCAAGTACAGGAATGACATCTTATAATGCACAGTATGCTAGCAGCCTTGGTGTTATTGGACAAGTAGCACTTTCAGTTGCATCCAGTTTTAATGGTCCTGTTGGAGTATTATCTAATGCTCCTTCACTTTCTTCTTCTTCCATATATCAATCAGTAGATGCATTATCCAACTATTCTGCTGGAAATACTTTATCTCCTACTACTCTTGGAGCAATATTAAATCCTACAGCTACCGCTCAATCTTTTGCAACTCAAGCTGGATCTGGTACTATTAGTAGTCTACTTAATATGACTCCCATGGGTGGTGCCTTAGCATCATTTGGTGCTTTAGGAGGCGTTGTTGCTGCTTCTCTATTAGGAGGCTCTGGTGGTAATGCCATTGGGGGATTTATGTCTGGTGTAGTTATGGGTAATAGAATGAAGACGTCACAGATAGCAAATAATCCTATGTTGACACCTCCTTCATATGCAGGAAGAAGTTTCTTTGGTGAGGCACCTGTATCGCTTCCTGCAACAGATCAAGTATTTTGCAGAAGAGTGGGATCTTTCGGTAGTACAAATGGAGGATCTGGTGTGGTATCGTTTGGTATGCAAAATTTTGCTTCAATGGGTGGAAGTATGGATCTAACTTCTCTAGTTTCCAGTCTTATATTAGGTAGTTCTGAGCCTCCATCGATGGATACGTATATGGGACAGCATATAAGTAACACTACAGAAAATATAGCCAGTATATTAAATGTCAGTCCTTTTTCTAAAATTGAACCTAGAAGATCTGACAATTCTATTCCTTTCTTGTTAAGCATGAGTGCAGCTATTGTAGGAGAAAAGTTCTCGCCCTTTGGTTCTAAACCAATCACAGGGGGTTGGCAATTAGCATCATCTGCTGCTAATGATATTCAAAAATACCAACCCCAATTTTTAGAAACATGTAGAAGTTCTCTATAAATAATATATGGTTGAGAAACAAATAATATACAAAGATATACCAGTTAATTTTGATGTCCACCCTTTGAAGGGTGATTTGATATTGAATACCAATGAAGTAGCAGTAAAAAGATCTATAATTAACTTACTTTTAACTAACCCATACGAAAGATTTTTTAATCCAAATATAGGTTCTGGTATACGAGCTAGTTTGTTTGAAAATATAAGTAAAGATTCTGAATATTTTCTTAGAGAGAAAATTACAGAAGTTATTAATAATTATGAAAAGAGAGCTCAAATTTACAGCGTCAATGTCAAGGCATTGCCTGATGATAACACCTATAGTGTTACTATTGTATTCTTTATTCTAAATAACACACAACCTATAACACTTTCCGTAGTATTAAGAAGAGTACGTTAATGAGCGATCAAGGATTTTTAAACGTCTCTGAGTTAAGTTTTGATGGTATAAAAAATAACCTAAAAATTTATCTTCAGAATAGACCAGAATTTACTGATTATGATTTTGAGGGATCAAATCTAAGTGCATTACTAGATCTTCTATCATATAACACATACATGAATGCTTATTACCTTAATATGATTGGCAGCGAATCATTTTTAGATTCTGCTCAGGTAAAAAGCTCTGTAGTTTCACATGCAAAAGAATTAAACTACATTCCTAGATCTAGGTCTTCTTCAAAGGCTCTAGTATCATTTACAATTAATACAGGTGTTGATCTTCCTAAGGTAGTAGTAATTCCTCAATTTTATACTATTAAAGCAACAGTCAATAACACATTGCTAGATTTTACAACTGATTCTTTTATAACAATATACCAAGGAAATGATGGTAGCTATACCAGTTCTCCAGTTTATGTATATGAAGGCAAGATTGTTGATGAATACTTTAACTATCCTAATGATACAAGATTTGTTCTTAATTCATTAAACGTTGATACCTCTAGTATTATTGTTAATGTTACCAATTCTTCTACTGATTACTCAAATACTACATATTCATTTGCAGAAACATTGGTTGGTCTTACATCTACTTCTACTACATACTTTATTCAGGGTTATGGTAGTGATCAATATGAAATAGTATTTGGTGATGGAGTACTTGGTAAGGCATTGTCGCCAGGTAACATAGTAAAAATAACATATAGATCAACTAATGCTGAATTAGGAAATAAAGTTTATTCCTTTAGCTCTCCAAATAAAATAGGTAACTATAGTGTTGCTATATCAACTAACCTACCAGCTGCGCATGGTGCAGAAAGAGAATCAACAGATTCTATTAAGTATTATGCCCCTCGACATTTCACTACCCAAAATAGAGCTATTACAAGAGATGACTATATCAATTTAGTTAGAGAAAAGTATCCTGAAGTAATTGCAATAAACGTATATGGTGGAGAGGATGCTATTCCTCCTGCATATGGAAAAGCAGTACTTTCTATGGTAGTTGGAGGTAATAACCCAATATTGCCTGATGACTTAAAAGCTGATATAATTTCTTACTTAAAAACTAAGTCACTTTCTATCGAACCTGTAATTGTTGATCCAGTATTTTTATATGCTGAGATTGTAGCCACTGTATACTATAATCCAGCTTTAACACAAAAAACAACTCAACAAATTGGCACAGATGTTTTAACTGAAATAACTCAATATCAAACAGATTATCTTTCTGACTTTGGTGCAGATATTAGAAGATCCAGACTTTCATATTACATCGACTCTGCTGATCCTTCCATAGTTAGTGATGATTTGCAATTGAGAGCAGTGTACAAAATTACACCTAGAAGAACAGTGTATGAAACATATAACTTCTCTTTTGAAAATCCTATAGATAGATCAATTTTATATGCCTATAATCCTCTAGAGACACCAGTAATATTAAGCTCACCATTTATGATTGATAATAACAATACGTTAATTTCAAATGTAAGATTGGCGGATGATGGTATTGGTAATTTAATAACATTTTATACATTAGCAGGCAGTACTGAAAAGATTATCGTTGATGCGGCAGCTGGAACAGTAAATTATACCACCGGTGAGTTATCATTTAACTTGCAAGCATATGACTATATAAAGAATATAGACATATTTGCTAAGTTCTTGAATCCTGACATTATTGTTAAATCAAACAAGTATTTAGAATTAGATTATTCTAAAATTCAGATTAACGTATTGCCGTATTCACACTAATGATCACACAAATTCAAAACATTGCACCTTTTATACAAAAGCAGTTTCCAGCTTTTTATAATGAAGATGGTGAAAATTTTATTCAATTTGTTAAAGCATATTATGAATGGATGGATTTAAATGGTCCAATCCAAAAAACAAGAAACTTAGAAAATTTTACTGATATTGATACCACATCACAAGATTACATCAAATACTTTATAGACAAGTATATGCATGGTATTCCTGCTAATATTTTAGCTAATAAAGCTTTGTTAGAAAAACACATTACTGATGTATATCAATCAAAAGGTACTGTTGAAGGTTTAAAATTACTTTTCAGACTTTTTTATAATTTAGATGCTAAGGTATATTTACCTCAAGATGATATATTAAAATTATCGGATGGTAAGTGGATAGTTAAAACTTTTCTTGAAGTAGAAGATAGATTGTTGAATAATACATTCAATAAGAAACAAATAACAGGTTCTACTTCAGGAGCAACTGCACACGTCTCAGATGCAGTAATGATTAACTACAATGGTAAGCTAAATCATTTATTCTATATTACCAACGTAGTAGAAGGTCCTACGGGTTCTTTATTCACTACAGATGATTACATCACTTATGATGGTTTAAATATTAGGGATGCTCCAAAGCTTCTTGGATCTGTTGCAACAGCAGAAGTTTTAGGGTCCACCGAAGGTAATAAAATTGGTGATGTAATGGTACCACTTGACAATACTTTGGGTGAAGGATTAAAGTTTGTAGTATCAGGATTACTCGATGCAACTAAGGCAAAGGGCATCATTAGCTTTAGATTGAAGGATGGGGGACAAGGATATACATTACATTCAAACGTAAATATATCATATGGCACTGCTACCACTGGAACTGGTGCAAGTTTCATTGTAAAATCACTTATCAATCCACAGACATTTAAATATAATACAAATTATATAAATCCTGTTTCTACTACTCCAATAAATTCAAACTATGGTGCAGGTTTAAACTCTACAAATATTAATTCATTCTTGGCAGATGGATTAACTGATCTTGATACTACGGTTGGATCAATTGGAAGCTTGGGGTCAGTTACATCTGGAGATAGAAACTACAATGGATCATTAAACGTAAATGTTCATGAACCAATTACATATGGTTATGGTATACTTGGGGATAATGGTGGTTTCTGGGGAGATAATGCAAACATTACAGGTACCCTATCAACTGGCAACGGTGTGATATCTCAAGTAACTGTTCTTTCTTCCGGTTATGATTTTAATGAGGGTGACACCAT